ATCGCTGCTCCACCTGTGGACATCGACGGCATACGTGAGCCCGTTTCCGGCTCCTTATTATATGGGAACAATATTATATCAGGAGCTGTCGTCCCCTCCTCGAACGCAATCGGACTACATTTTTACCCTATATGGGAAGCAGCTACGCTAGACGAGTGGCTATATAACGGCGGACCATATCAACTTATTGTCTTTCATTTTTTGATAGGCGTGCTTGCATACGCAGGCAGACAATGGGAACTATCATACAGACTAGGTATGAGACCATGGATATTTGTGGCATACACAGCTCCAGTCTCAGCAGCTCTAGCAGTATTCTTAGTGTACCCTTTCGGACAAGGGAGTTTCAGTGATGGCATGCCTCTTGGTATTTCTGGTACTTTTAACTTTATGTTCGTATTCCAAGCAGAACATAATATCCTCATGCACCCATTCCATATGGCTGGTGTTGCTGGGGTATTCGGTGGAGCTCTTTTCGCTGCTATGCACGGAAGTCTGGTTACTTCCTCTATTATTAAGGAAACGACAGACGAGGTATCGCAGAACTATGGCTATAAATTTGGGCAAGACAAAGAGACATATAATATTGTCGCTGCACACGGGTACTTTGGGAGATTAATATTTCAATATGCTTCTTTCAATAATTCTCGTGCTCTACATTTCTTTCTTGGTACTTTCCCCGTGGTTGGCATATGGCTTACCTCCATGGGAATCTGCACTATGGCATTCAATCTTAATGGTTTTAACTTTAACCAGTCAGTAGTTGACGCTAATGGTAAAGTTATTCCTACATGGGCTGACATAGTAAACAGACAAAACCTTGGATTTGAAGTAATGCACGAGCGTAATGCTCACAACTTCCCACTTGACTTAGCTTCTACTGAGTCTACATCAGTCGCTTTGACTGCACCTACAATAGGATAATGTCACAACAATCTGAAGGAGGTTGCTTCGGTAAAGCAAGTGTCACCCGTTATGGCTTTTATGAAGAAGAGGAAAAAAAGAAAGAAACTGATAAAGAACTTTCTGACTCTGATAACTCTAATAACTAATATCTTTATCATCTCCGGTGTCACCCGACACTGGCAGCCACGTCCGTTCATCCCTTCGGGGACGCATGACTCCTAAGCATGGAACGGGGCTTAGGTATATGGAGATAACCATGAAAGTTACATTCGTATATCGTGGCGTTGCTTACACAAGAGTAGTCAAGTAGTTTGACCATAGGGGAGGTGCAATTCCTCCCTACTCAATTTGGGAAAAGCCCTCTGAGGAGGATACCTTTTACCCGTCGACGGTGGGAAAAGACCACAAAACGTGCCAGTCTCACGTTAGACCAATTAAGACTGACAACATTCTAACGTTAGGAACGATACAATATACCCTTTATTTTAACCATAAACAATGGCACAACAAAATACTGGTGCGTCTCAGTTAGCCAAGCTAACCCGTCCGGGTGCGCTTAATGGTGGTACTGATCCACGCGCCCTTTATTTAAAGTTGTTCAGTGGAGAAATGTTTAAAGGCTTCCAGCACAATGCGATAGCAAGGGATCTCGTTATGAAGAGAACTCTTAAGAATGGAAAATCTTTACAGTTCATCTACACTGGACACACAAAAGCTGAGTTCCACACACCGGGAAATAGCATCATGGGTAACAGCGACGGAGCACCTCCAGTAGCTGAAAAAACCATAACATGCGACGACCTATTAATCAGTTCAGCTTTCGTATATGAGCTAGATGAAACACTAGCACACTATGAATTGAGAGGAGAGATCTCTAAGAAGATCGGTTATGCTCTTGCACAAAAGTACGATAGACTAATCTTTAGAGCTATCGCTAAAGGTGCTAGACAAGCTTCTCCAGTTTCTAAGTCTGGCTTCGCAGAGCCCGGCGGTACACAGATCAGAGTAGGTACAGGTAACGCAACAAATGCTTATGATGCTGGTTTACTTGTAAACGCTTTCTATGATGCTGCTGCTGCTCTTGACGAAAAAGGAGTCAGCTCTGACGGCAGAGTAGCCGTCCTAAACCCTCGTCAATACTACAGTCTCATCAATGATGTAAGTGCTGGTGTTATCTCAAATGGTCTAATCAACCGTGATGCACAAGGAACAGCTTTACAGTCTGGACAAGGCGTAGTAGAGATCGCTGGTATTAAGATCTTTAAGTCCATGAACATTCCGTTCTTTGGACAGTATGGTACTAAGTTTGGTACTGCATCTGCAACTAACCCCGGAGTAACATCTCCCGGTAACTTAGGTAACTTTGTAGGTGAAACAGCAGAAGACGCTAGAGCTTCTGTAACTGGTATTAACGGAAACTACGGTAATGCTACTGACTTCGCTAACTCTTGCGGATTAATCTTCCAGAAGGAAGCTGCTGGAGTTGTAGAAGCTATCGGACCACAAGTTCAGGTAACATCTGGAGATGTGTCCGTGGTATACCAAGGAGATGTAATATTGGGACGACTAGCTATGGGGGCAGATTTCCTAAACCCTGCTGCTTGCGTTGAGCTTATCGCTGGTGCTGCTACTGGATCTACAGGTAACGCTGTATTCGGTAACCAATACCCAGCTAACGCTAACTAATTTTATTTTTATACGGGGACTTCGTGTCCCCCTTTTTTTTATGACTACTACTCAAATAGCAACCGATACCGAACTATCCGCAGTTAATTCTATCTTGGGTAGCATTGGTCAATCACCTGTAACTACTCTTGGAACAGTAACTACAGACGTAACTAACACAGCACTAGAAATAGCAAACACATATGCTAACCCACAGATTGCAATGATTCATGGACTTCTTATGGAAGTTACAAAAGACGTGCAAAACGAAGGCTGGCATTTTAACAAAGAAGACCATGTATTAAGATCTCCTGATGCTAATGGTCATTACTTAATCCCTACTAACTATCTTAGATATGACGTACATGAAGGTTTGTCTGATAGAACCATAGATGTAGTAAGAAAGGAAGGTAAGTTGTATGACAATGCTAATCATACATTTGTGTTTAGTGGAGATCATTATTTTGATATAACATACTTATTAGATTTTGATGATGTACCGCCAGCTATACAAAGATACATAATTGCCAGAGCGTCAGTCAGAGCTGCCACTCAATTAGTATCTAATGGTGATTTAGTTAAGTTACTTCAATTAGAAGAAGCACAAGCTAAGGCAACAGCATATGAGTATGACTGTGAACAGGGAGACCATACTTTCTTTGGCTTTCCACATGACAGTAATTATAGATCTTATCAACCTTACAAAGCACTTATTAGATAATGGCAAACATTACACAAACTATTCCTAACTTAACTCAGGGTATATCTCAACAACCTGATGAATACAAAATTCCCGGTCAGGTAAAAAACATGGTAAACGCCATACCTGACATTACACAAGGGCTATTAAAAAGACCGGCTGGAAAGTTTGTGGCATCTTTATCTGATGGTTCAAATAACTCTACAGCAGACGGTAGATGGTTTCATTACTATCGTGACGAAAACGAACAATACATAGGACAAGTTGCAAAGAATGGTGTTGTTAGAATGTGGGACTGCCAAACAGGAGCAGAAAAAACTGTGGTAAATGCCATAGGTAATAACACATATTTAACACACACTAACGACGAAGATATACAAACACTAACTCTTAATGATTTTACTTATCTTAACAACAGATCAGTTACTACTGAAATGGATGTGTCAACAGGTACATACAGTCAGTCAGGAACTACGGTTACGGTTACGATTAGTGCTGGTCATGGTAGAGCAATAGGAGATAAAATAAATATTGACATTACATCTGGTAATGGTGTGGATGGAGATTACGAGGTAGCGAGCGTACCTAGTACAACTACATTTACTTATACTGCTGCAACATCTTTAACTACCACTGGTGATGTTAAAGTAAGTATTACAGAACCAGAATTAAATTTTGGCAAAGAAATTTTTGTAGAATTAAAAAAAATATCTTATGCAAAACAGTATTCATTAAATGTTTTTGACAACACTAATACTTCTACAGTCAATACAGCCACACGTATCAAAGTAACTCTTGTTAACTCAAGTAATAATTACTGTGACTCGGCTTATAAAATGAGAACTCATGCTGATAGAGGTAATAGTAATAATGCTAGATGTGGTACTGCTGCTGGTGATGGTAGAGATGCCTTTGCACCTAACGTAGGAACACGTATTTTCAGCGTCAGCACAGGTACAACTCTTGTAGACGAAGGAGCTACCGGTGGAACGTTAGCTAACGGAAATCACTCAGATACAAACTATAGCTACACAGTTAATATATTTAACGCAGCTAACCAAGGCAGTCAAACTGGTAGAAAGAATTTATATTTTCGTATAGCTACAACAGGTCAATCCGTACCTTATACAGAAGGATCTGGTAGTAGTCAGACAACTACATATCAGGCTAGATATACGACTACACATGATTTACTTCATGGTGGAGAAGGTTGGTTAGAAGGTGACTACTTCTATGTGTTTATGATGGATGCTTACTATAAAGTAACTATTGAAGCATCTAGTGAATCTATTGTACAAGCTAACCTAGGTTTAGTTAGACCTAACCCTACACCATTTGACACAGAAACTACTATTACTGCTGAGGGTATTCTTGGTGATATCAGAACAGAGCTAATAGCTGGAGGTAATTTTACTAATGCTGATATTACAACTATTGGTACTGGACTGCATATAAAAAGAAATGCCGTATTCAACGCCTCTACGCCCGTAGGAGAGCTGTTAAATGTTGTTGCTAGTAAAGTTAACGATGTTGGTGATCTGCCCTCTCAGTGCAAGCACGGCATGGTTGTGGAGGTTGTTAATAGTAACGCTGAAGAAGATAATCATTTTGTTAAATTCTTTGGTAACAACGATAAAGATGGTGAAGGTACATGGGAAGAATGTGCTAAGCCGGGAAGAACAGTTAGATTAAAAAGATCTAAAATGCCGATACTTCTTATTAGAACTGCTGATGGTAATTTTAGACTTACTGAGTTAGATGGATCTACCTATAGTATTGGTGGAGTTCTTCAACCATCCGTTCCTCAATGGGATGATGCTATAGTTGGTGATGATGTAACTAATCCTGAACCTTCTTTTATAGGTAAAGAGATTAGTAAGCTGTTGTTTTTTAGAAACAGATTTGCAATACTTGCTGATGAAAATATAGTTATGTCTCGTCCCGGAGACTTTACAAACTTCTTTGCTAAGTCAGCTATACAACTTATAGCTAGTGACCCTATAGACATATCAGCTAGTTCAGAATATCCAGCTATTTTATTTGATGGAATACAAGTAAACACAGGTTTATTATTATTTTCTAAAAATCAACAATTCATGCTCACTACAGATAGTGACGTGTT